AGATTTACGTTCTCAGAAGATGTCCAGGCAGCCCCCGACGAAAACCACTTGAAAGATTTATCAGTGGCTCCTTTTATAATTATCCCGCCGTTATTTGCGGTCGCATCTGTGGGGCTAGAGACAACGCCAAGTTCAATATTGTGATCTTCAACTGCAAGATTTTGAGTGTTTAATGTTGTGGTCGTTCCATTGACAGTTAAATCGCCAGTAATTACAGCGTTTGAACTTACATTCAAATTAGCTAAAGATGTTGTCCCAGTAACGCCAAGCGTAGATGAAAGCGTAGCCGCGCCAGTAACGCCAAGCGTACCGGGAAGGCTGACATTGCTTGTAAACTCAACCCCATTGCCTGATGAATTGGTTTGAAGGACTTGATTTGCCGCCCCAGGGGTGATTGAGATACTAGGCTGAAGTGCTCCGCCGCCAACAGCTAAAGGCGCGACAGATGTCACACTAATTAAAAAACTACTAATTTCTGCCTGAAGCTGGGCCGCATCGACAACGCGACCGGCTGTGCCGTTTGTAATATCGCTAGAGCTTGCTAAAATTACTGTTCCCGTTGCGCTAGTAGTTGCTCCGTTGACGTTTACTACAGGAACGAATTGAGAAGATGAGTCCTTGTAGATATAAAGCCTCGCCGGGTTCACGCTTGTGTCGAGCCAAGGGTCGCCGGGGCTCGCCCCAGTAGGCGCAGTGGCGCTAACCCAAATATTATTAAGTTTTCGGACGTTGCCTGCAGTGTCTTTACATGTCAGAAAAGGTCCGTCAGCGTTGTAATTTACGGCAATTTCGCCTAGACCCAGATCACTGGCAACTGGGAGTCGCTGGGATACCGAACTTTTCTTGTGGACAATATCAAGTGCCATTTGCTATTGAGCGAAGATTCTGGTATTGACCATTAGACCAATTCTAGCTGTTACAACGACGCATCAAACAACAGCTCCCCTAGTATTTTGCCTAGGACGGCAAACGTCAGCGGAAAATTTGCACCGCAAGCAGTCAAAGCAAGCACTGCACCACTGGTAAGTTCCGCGTAATGCCCGACGTTTGTTGAGCTGTCATTATTACTGTTTGCGCCTTGACTCACTCCAGCAACGTACCCTTGGCAAGTAAGAGTTGTCTTGGCAATGTTCTTAACAATTGTTAAGTCACTTAATTGAGTGCTGGAAGTGACGGTTTGAGGCGAAAAAATAACTGTAGCTTCAGCCTGGCCTGTAAAAACAAAACCGTAAACCCTAGAACCGCTAGGGACAGTTCCGGCACTTATAAGAGCATTGAGCTGACTGCAACTTGGCTCTAAGTCACTGCTTGCTTCAAACTGCAGGTCAGGACCATCAATAAAAACTAATATTTGAGAGTCATCGCCTCTCATCAAAGCGTCTAATTGCTGACCATTTCTTAAATTGCCTGACGCCTCTTCTGTTGATTCTGAAATAACAATTCGAGCAATATTGTCATCCTTGCTTCTGAAAGCACCTAAAGAACCTCTTGGACCCCCTGGCCTTGCGATAGCGTAAACAGCTCCTGTTTCGTCTTCAAAATTTGCACCTAAGTCATAACCAGCATCAGTAACTCCCCAGCTTGCTCCTGAGATTTCACTGCTGTTAATAAAAACTTTGTCTGGGCTAGTGTCTGCAAATAAAGCATCTTTAAAGCCCCCAATGCTATATCTGTTTGAAAAAGTTCCAGTGCCCACGCTTTCAGCCGCCAAGGCACTTTCAATTGACAATATGTTTGCTTTGTCCTTAAACGCATTGACAAAATTACTGTTAGAACCAGATTCGTCAAACAAGACGGTGACATCTACAGCAGAAGGCTTGCGAGTGCGAGCCTTGCTGCCGAAAAAAGCGGGTACTGCAGTGGCCATAATCAAGCAACCATAGAGGCGGTGAAAACGATATTAGTGGCAGTCGCGACGTAGTAGCCAATCAACACGTTACCTGTCAGCCCAACTGAATTGGTCGTTGGGCTGACAAAAGTGTTCACTACCCCAGACCAGTTGCTCCCATTGATTGAAGTAAATGGCGTGGTCGCTGAAGCCCCTCTGGTAACCAAAATAAATCCAGATGTGCCAGCCACTGCATTTAAAGGTGTGCCGAGGTCAATCGAAGCCGTGTTCGCAGTTTGTACAAAAGTAAAGTTTGTTGAATTTGTAAAGTTATTAGTGGCACCGTTTACCCACGCTGCAGGCGTTAGCTTAATTACGTCCTCTGGATTGACTGGCGGGATTTGCGTCGTTGGCACGAGACCTGTTGCATCTAGGCTTGCAAAACCGTTTGCGACACCTCTTGTGCTGCTCAGACTAGAAGGCGTTACAGATTTAACCGCATCAGTTAGCGCAAGCGTTTCCGCACCAGTAGCAAGCTCAATGATCCCCTTGACTGTAGTGCTTGCATCTTGAATCAACCCGGCATTGTTTAGGTCTGGAATGCGAGCGATTGGAACCTTAACGTTTGCGTCTAGATCGCATAACCCATTCGCCACTCCTCTGACGGACCCCAGCCCTTTAGCCGTAATTGCGTTTTCATCGTTTGCACTTGATGGGCTGCTAATTCCTGCAACGTCTGTGTCAGTCGCTAGCTGAACAATGCCCTTTTGCGTTTCGCTGGCTTCAGGGAGTACCCCGTCAGCAAAGGTGACAGAGCCTTCGATTGTTCCATTGATTAAAACTTCGTTAGTGAGTTCAGTGCGTTGAGAGGACTGCAGAAGCTGCGTAACACTTAAAGTTTCAAAATCTGTGGGTGTCGCAGGGAAGTCAGGGTCTCCAGCTAGAGCGCCTAGACCTGCTATCTCGCTGTTTACAGTTTGATTTGTGCCAAGATCAGTTATTACGTTGCCTTGAACTAAAAGGCCATCTTCGTTGAAGCCTGTGTTGTAACAGCGCCCACCAAGAAGGTTTACAGCAAAGTAGTCAATCTTATTCTGCTGAGTAAGAGGCGTTGATTGGTACTTAGGTAAAGCTTTTGTGTAATTTCCATAGCCTACGAATTCGTAAGCATGTGCAAAAGCCCTAATCAAGCTGGGGCGGTTAAATTCTAAAGGCCAGTTGGTTCTTGAATTTAATTTTCCAGATGGTACGGGACTAGACCCATCGGCTGGATTCCAGTTTCTTAATGCGTCCGTGTTTTGCGGTTCAAGAATTGTGCCAGACAACGTACCATTATTTTGAATACCAATGTCTTGATTGCTGTAGCCAATAGCCCTTAATAGAGAGCTGACCCCCTTGAAATCAGTGGTGCTTCTTACTTGATCAAGAATCAAGGAATTTGTTGACTGATTGACTCCTAAATCCGTACTGTCTGGACTGTTAGACAAGTCGTTATCCAAGACCAAAACAGAGCCGGAAGAAGCACGCAAAAGCTCTACTCCCCTGGCGTCTGGGAGCATGGGCAAGCTGGCTTCAAACTTGTCCGCAGAGAAAGAGGCAAATTTATCATTTCTCTTGCTCCGGTACACCCTGTTGGATTCCATGATGGGAGTGCCCACCCTGTAATACTCAGAAGCATTGAATAAAGAAGCGCTGTCGCCAGGTCTTACCACTAACTTGTACACATCGCTGCCAAACTGATTATCAGAGTCTTTTGATTCCGAGACAATGAAAAGTTCATCTGTGCCGTTTGATGGATCCAACTGCTCATTAATCGTGCTGCGATTGCCTAAGCGCAAAATGTAGTTACCTACTGGTCTGCGAGTAGTGGAGCTTCCACCAACTATCAAAGAGTATTCACGCTCTTCAGGCTTCCTTGTATCAGTAAGCCTGCGAATATAAACACGATTGCCTTCAAGCGTGCTATTGGTGATAGTCGATATATTATTTATTGCTTCATCGCTTGAAGCAGCTACCTTGATCTGCGTATTGCTTGTGCTTGCGTCGAATGGTACAGTTGCTAGTTTTGCTCGAACGTCAATGGCTTGATCCGTTCCCGCGCCTGGACCCTCAGTACGACTGCTGTTTTCGATCCAAATATAATCACCCTCTTTTAAGCTATACCCGCTATTTGCAAAAGTAACTTCAGGATCAAAAGCTACATCTAAATTGATTGTCCCTGTAGCACTATCGTAACCAGCAGAAGAAACGTTACCAATACCAATTCTTCGTATATTGCTTCCGTCCGTCTTTACTTTAAGAGGACGGCGAACACGTTTTGCATCAAATCCGCGATCCTGAAGGAACGCTCCTCCTGTAGTGCCAATACCTCTAAAGCCACTACTAAGTAAAGCTGTATTCCCAAAATTGGAGTTGCTGTTAGTAATCGTGCATTCGCCACCTGAAGCCGTCCAATGGTGGACGCTTGCGCCAATAACAAAACAGCTAACTTCTTGTGTCAGCGCATTATTAATTACTTTGAAACCAAAGCTTCTGTAATCAGTTTCATAGCAACCAGTAGATGCGGAAAAATTACCTGAAATTCGTGATCTTACGTTATTGCTATCTGCGTTTATGTACTCACTATATCCGTTGCAAGTCTGCCATCCTCCTCCGGTGTAAATCTGCCAAGCATTCATGTCTCGCTGCAAATTTACGATTGTAAATTGAGCAACTACCATTGAACGCAGACCGGTAACCCCGTCGTTCCCATCCAAGAACATTCCACACATTCCGAAATCAGAACGCAAGCTGCAGTTAAATACATAACCAGAGCTGCCCCTTACAGAATCCGTGGCAGCTGTAATTTGATTGTCAGGGTATTCAGTAGTAATCTGTGTTTCGCCTGGGTTTATGACTTCAGCGTCAGAAGCTGAAAGATTAAAAACGGTTGCGATTTTTTGATAATAAGCGGTTAAATCAGACTGGGAGCAGAAAGAAAATGCTTGAAGCAGGTGATGAGAAGATTGATAGGTAGGAGAATCTTTAAAAGTAAAATTAAAGAAGAACGAGCCCCCAGTCGTTTTAAATATGCTTCCTCTCCCGGTTAAGGGGTTGCCTCCTGCGCTTGGAACAGAGGCAGGGCGTATTACGCTTTTACGAAGATCCGCGCCAATGATTGATACACCCCTAGGGAGAATAACTCCCATATCATCAGAGTTAAAAGCTCTAAGGTCTTCGTCTGTTGGGTCGTAACTGTTTGGCCACTGGCTTACAGCTAGACCTGTGCCAGGAGCGTTGTCGATTACATATTCACTAGCGGCAACCCTGATTACAACACGGTCATACAAATCATTTGCAGTACCGACTTGAACAGACAGTCTTGCTGCCTCAATTAGCCCCCTGTTAAGCGTCTTAAACGGAGCAGATTCAGAATACCCACAGGTCAGTTGTTGGTTGGTCAGAGGTGGCGTTACAGTATTGTCTGCTATACCAGCAACAAACTTGTCAGAGCCAATTTCTTGGTTGACGTAGAGCGTTGTCGTGGACGACGAGTCAACCTCTCCGCCAGCAAGACGCAACACTGCGCTGGTGACCTCACCCGCCTGAGTGCGGAACGTATTTTGACTGATGTCAATATTGTCAATAGCTCCAGGCTGACCCGGTGTAACGATTGCCATTTAACCGAATGCTGTTTGGCCTACTTTAGTCATTATACTCCCAATTTTAATGAGATTTCGCCAGATGTCGCAAAGGAAGCAGAACCAACGATGACATCAGTAGCCCTGACGTTGACGGCAATATTCGTTATCAAAATATTTGTCGCATAGTAAAGACCCCCTCTCGCTAAAACGCTGCAAGCGGTACTGGACTTGGGCTGCATCAACCAAAACTCGGCTTCGGCTTTTGCACCGCGTTCTGTGACCTGCAAAAGCTGCAGTAAATAACTTGGGTCAACAGCTCTATCACCGTTCGCAGCTGAATGATGGGCCTCTCCAATCTGAAAATCGAACTTCCCTCCGCCCGTGATAATGCTTTTCACGTTTTCGCCAAACTTCTCGCCAACCTGCGTAGTATCAACAGCAGCCCCGTCTAATTCCAAAGACCATTCAGCAAGCTCGCACTGAAGAACCCAAGGGAAGCCGTTGACGTTACTCCTGGGAGTAAGATCTGCGTCGTCGTATTCAGCAGTACCTGCAACAGGGCTTAAGTAAGCAGGTGAAAAGTCACAAATGCTTTTTAGCGTAACTTCGTCGCGAACATCGCTAAATCTATAGTCGCCAACACCTGAAACGCATTCGGTTAAAGCATTGTTGTATTCTTCCGTGCCAGCAGCAGCAATTAGCAACATGTCAAATTCGTACTGTGCTAAATTCACTCTATTAGTAGTACTACCGTTCACTGCCGAACAGTAATCGGTATAGAAACTAAGTCTGTTTAGAGAGTCTCGATAAACAAAATATTCAGCACTTCTGGTTCCTACTCCGCAGTAAAAATTATCCGAATCTTCGCCCACCCCCCTTTTGTAAAAGTAGTCGTCATTATCTGATACGTGAGAACGATTAGGGCCTATTTCAAGAAATCCACCTGCATACATTGCAGAGCCATCTGAACACTGCCCCGATAATGGCAAGCCTTCTGAAGAAAAAAGATATACCTGATCTCCTGACCAAAACTCTTGACTATTTAAAACAAGAGCGTCAATATCGGCTCTAAGAACCGAAGAGCTTACGACGATAGGCAGCGGCGCTTCTCTTCTTAATCGAACAATTCCATCAATTCCAAGTACCGCCATAACATTAGAATCCTCCAGTCAAAGGTCCAGAAATTTGGAAGCCAACACTGCAAGAGGTGACTGCGCCAACGGAAACGCTGGTTGAAACGCTGGTCAAAACCGCAGAACCGCTTAACTGATTGCCGCCTGCAGAATCAAGAACAAGCTCGATATTACTCAAAGGCTCGGAGGAATTATTCAAAACATCATTGAAAAGAGCCGTTGCGCTCCCCTCGCCTGGGTCGTACATAATCTCAGCTGTGCCAGATACGCCCCTCAACCCTGAAACGTAGGAACGGTCGAAAACCCCAATTTGCGTAGTCTCCAACGAATCCTTTGCAATATTCGCAGACCAAGAGCGAACGCGAGCGACTACAGTCCCCCTCCATCGCAATTGCCCATTACTGCCAGTACGAACAGCCATGCCTATAAGCCTTTTGATCTATTCTACTCACTAAAGTCAACCATCCAATGTGCCAATTAGCTTGACCGTAACTCTTGACCGATCATTGAAAACTGATTGGACTTGAGGAGTTTCTTGCCAGCGCCAAGTGACGTAACTTGGAATCTGAGCCTGCAATGCAGTATTCATTCCGCTGAAAATCGTCGTGGGCAGAGTTAAAGCAGTCCCCGATCCATAGGCAGAGTTAAAGCAAGTCAAAATTGTTGTCAATTCTGCATCGTTGACAGAAAACTCTAGGTCAAGGACAGCATCAAAAGCCTTGCTGCCGTACAGGCGTGTAGTGCCTGCTCCGCTGATACTGTTGAATCGCTTGGTTGGATAATCACCCACTGTGTAAGTGCGTTGAGTCGGCTTAAGCGATGGGAATGAGACTGTCATCAGTTGATCAAGCCCTCTAAGGTCCAATTGCTGTCATTGTCAAACCCGTCCACGATCAAACTTTGGTCGTTGCTATCCGTAGGGAAATGGATGGCTTCAACCTCAATGTTACCGTCTTCGTCGAACGAAAGAGATTGAGTCTTGTACGTTTGCACGTTAGTGCTTCCACTGTTTATGCAAAATACAGAATTGGAAAAACTGGTCCTGCCGTCTTGAACAAGCATCGTTGTTTCGGTAATACTAGGGGAAGCGCCGTCCCAGAGCAGGACAGAATAGCTTCCATCTACCAAAGGCGGCCAAGAAGTAATTGTTCCGTCACCAGCAATAGCGCCGTTTTGAGGTTGATCAAACGTTGTGGTTTCAAGCCCTAGTTTGAATATGCCTCCAATGTCAAGACTTGCCTCGCTAGGTGTCGTTTTAAATTTGATTGAATGAGTTACAAGTCTGCGAAACCTGCACTCCCACTTTGCCCTGTCTATCGCGTGCCTTTCGCTTGTCGCAAAGTCACTCATATCGATTGACTCTATAGGCGCAAAATTTTCGACTCCTTCTTCTCGGACTATGACTTCCCTGACAACAGAAAACAGACCCTTGGAAAAGTCTCCAGGCTCAGTTCGTTCTTCACGCCACTTTACGGAAATCCTTGGCGGTATGCGATCCGCTGCGTCAAAATAATTTAGTTCAAACGAGCCGTCAATTATATTGCCTGACGTAAAAAGTTGAGTTACTGTCTCTGGCCCTTCAAAATTTGCCACAGGCTGCAAGGCGAATTTACCATTCCTTATGACAAGATCCAAGAGGAAGTCGGCTGCTCTTTGAGCGCCCCAAGTCCTAAGGTTTTGTTTTTCGGTAACGGCACCATCAAAAAAATACTTTCTCGAATAATTCCAGTCAGCAGCAGAATTAAAACTTGCCTTGTCGATCTGCCTAGGACTCATTATTGAGCCAACACCGTATCTATCGTTTGTAAAGAGATCGTATAGCACGTCAGAAAACAGACTGCTAGAGCCTACACCTTGGTTTATGTAGGCACTAAATTGCTGAAGATTTTTTACCTCTTCACTGCTTTTGATGTTTAACCCTACAATCGCTGATGCAAAATATTTTGGGACTATAGCACTGCTTGAAACATTGTTTATGTAAACAATTTCAGTCTCAGGCTGATTTGCACTACTCGCAACTTCGTTGTAAATAAAAGCCTCGGCTATCTTTGCGTAAGAGTCAACGTAATAAGGGCTGTCCTCTCTGTTTCCTGCAAGAGCAAGCCCTCCTTTTGGGTAAAAGACTGATACCCCAAAACTATCAACACTTCTAGGAATAATTTCTCCTGAGAATTGCAGTGTCACGCCTCCTTCGTTAATAGTCTGGATTTGTTGCACCGCATAATCCAAAACAGCTAGCTGACCAGCAGCGGCACCTGTGCGTATTTCCCAAGACGATAAAGGCTCAATCCGTATTTCGTAACGATTTTCAAAAGTAAAATCTAGCTTAAGGTAGTTATAAACGTCAACGCCAGTGGCACTTCTTGCTCCAAAGATAGTGCTCACTTCCGTAAAGCTTGCTTCGCTTGCCGCTACCCGATAGGAAATACGAAAAAAGCTATACCTTAATTCTGGCCCGGTATAAGTGCCACTGGTAAAGTTTACTGGACTGGCCCCATCAGCGTCCTCTTCGTCAAAGTTATTACATGCTTCATTGTCTATCTGGGAGTAAGGCTTGGTATCTCTAAAATTGCAAATACCTGAAACACTTAACTGCAAGCGACTTCTGAAGCCTATTTCTATCATCTTGGAGCCGCGTTCAGTCACAATATTTGCTATAGCGCAACGCATGATGTGAGCCGTGCTGCTTGCTATCCGAGACGAAGAGCTGTCAGCGTCACTTAGAGAAACAAAATCAACCGCGCCTGGACGAACCACCGTAAACTCCGCCGTCATGTCTCTGCCCCCACCCGTAGGGGTTTGATCAGCATTAGATAAAAACGGCTGCGGATCACGATTAGAGCAAATAGCCAATGCGCTACCGATCTTGTATAGCTGACCAATGTTTATTAACTCGTCATACTGTTTCTGACGCCCCGCCACAGCACCCGCGACATCTCCTACAGTCGCTTCTCCTAAGCCTCCGCCTTGCAGAAAGCCGCTTGGGTAGTCATCCAAAGCGCAAGTTTTTAAAAGCCTATAACTAAGCTTTTCACCCGTATTTACTACAACACTATTTCCCGATGTTGGAACGCCATTTTTTGCGTAAATACAAGACTTTCCTGGAAAAATTGTATCCTGCTTGTCGCGATTAGCCTTCTCCTGCCAATCATCTTTGCAATTCACTTCATTATCAGTTCTTACAGTAAACTGCCTAGCGGACCTGAAAGTAGGATTAACCCTATAGCCTAAATTGTTACCGATAAAACCATACACCCCTATTGAAGTCTGAGTAGAAGGCTTTGAAGTAAAGCAAAATGCGGGCTGATAGCCGCCATTTGCATTTTTTACCTGAAAGACATCATCCGCTCCATCGTTTTCCGAATTTGCTTCGTCAAAAGGGGAGACGACGCCAGAAATGTAATTCCCTGATGTGATCCTTCCACCAGTGTTGTTGTAATAAATCGATATTCTTCCTGTCGTGGAAAGACCCAAATCGTAACCATTTAAAAGATTGTTGCCAATGGCAAACTGTTCTGGATCAACAATCATTCCATCAAATCTGTCGTTAATATTGCTTGATTCGCCTACCAAGAAAATAGCTCTCAGCAGCTGTCCCCCGCCGATACTATAAATTTGCGACCACAGTAGGTTTGTGTTTACCCTAATTCCTCCGTAATACTTGCCATTAATTAACTGGCGATTAGCGTAAACGATGGGAATGGTGCTTCCAATCTCAACAACGTTTTGAACAGTATCAAAACCGCTCTTGGCTGTAAACTGATCTCCTCTGACGATGGTTTGCCCGTCTACATTTCTTGTTCTTACGTCAGGGGCTTTTCTTACTTGGGGTTTAGGTGCTAATA